AAAAGAATTAAATATAAAAGAGGGTGATAAAATCTATTGTTGTGTTGAAGAAATAGACGTAAAGAAACGAATTATAATTGAGGGGGTTGAGTAGATGGATATTAAAGACGAAGAAATCGAGAACCTAGTCAATACGGTAATCGACTTAAGAGAACACTATAAAGAATTAAATAATAAATATGGGTTATCTTTAGCAGAAATTAAAAAGTTATACACTGAAAATGACAAGCTAAAAGAAGAACTAAAGTGGGCTAGAAATATAATGTCAATGCAAGACCATGTTTGTGTGGGAGAATTACCATATTAGAGTAGGAAACTACTCTTTTCCTTATGATATAATTATTAGAGGGGTGATTTTGTGTTAAAAAATGAAGGAATGACTATTAAAATAGATGCTAGGAATTTGGATTGTGTTAAAAATACTATAAGAGTTATAAATAATTGCATAGTTGAAGAATGTGGGATCATATCAGAATACAATGAAGAATTATTAATCGCCATGTTGGGCGATAATTGGAATGAAGAATATTGCATAGGTAGGGAGTTCATGGAGGTTAAAAATGATAATTAAAGTAAAAATAAAAGGTGTTTTAACAGAAATAACCATACCCGACAGTAAATATTGGATTGATAGAAACAAACAACGTGTTACACCATACTGGACAAAAGCAGACAACCTAGAAAAACGCATGAATAAAGAGTTTCAAGCTGCATTTAAAGACTTAGAAAAGGAACTATATACCTTTGCTGGTAAACAAACAGAAGATGGAATACTCACATATAGCCAAAATAGAGTTGTAGCCCTCATGAAGGAGATTAAGCCACACGTTGATAAGTTATATGGTTCACATCAAACAAGCCTTACAGACCTCTTAATGGAGACTTACAAGGATAACTATTTTAAGGCTTTATATGATTTATCAAGGGGTACTAAAATATATGGGTCATTTGTTGGGATTAATGAGAGGGCAATTAAAGCCGCTATTAGTTTCCCATGGTCGGGTGCAAACTTTAGTGATCGCATTTATAATAATAAGAATAGGCTTATAGGTACCCTTAGAACAGAGTTAACGCAAAGTATTATTAGGGGGGATAGTATTAAGACTACCGCAAGGACGGTTGCTAGTAGGCTTGATATATCGGCTAAAAATGCGGGTAGGTTGGTTCAAACGGAAATGGGTAGTGTAATGAGTATGTCAGATAAGGCAGCTTATAAGGAGTATGATGTTGACGAATATGAGTACTGTTCAGTTTTTGACGCAAGGACTTCACAGCAATGCCGTGACATGGATGGTCAAGTATTTAGAGTAGATGACATGGTTATCGGTGTAAATGCCCCAAGTCTCCACCCAAATTGTCGCAGTTCGACCACTGCATTTTTTTCTGATGCAATGGGTAGCAAGTTGGTAAAAGGCTTAGATGATGGTAAGTACAAATATATAGATTCTAATATAGATTATCGAACATTTGAACAAGATTACATTGATTAAACACCGTTTATATGTTATAATATTTATGGGGTGATAACGTGGGTAATAAAATTATAACGTATGAACATGTTAAAGAAGAATTTGACAAAAGGGGATATACTTTAGTATCAAAAGAATATATAAATGCTAAGACACATTTGGAATATATTTGTAATAAACATAAAGATAAAGGCATTTTAAAAATAGTATGGGGATCTTTTAATAATGGTAATGGTTGTAGACACTGTTCAAATGATAAAGCTAGCAATAGAATAACTAAAAGTGATAAACAATTCAAAGAAGAAGTTTCATTGTGGGGCGAGGGCGAATATGAAACATTGGATCCGTATGTCCATAATGCTAAAAACATAAGATTCTTACATAAAACTTGTGGCAATGTGTTTTTAATGGCTCCCAATTCTTTCAAGCAAGGGCAAAGATGCCCAAAGTGTTCAGCTAAAAGGGTACAAGATGGGCAAAGGAAAACACAAGCCCAATTTGAAAAGGATGTATTTAACCTAGTAGGTGATGAATATAAGGTGTTAGGGAAATATAAAGGGACTAAAAGGAAAATAGAATTTATTCATAATAAATGTGGTCTAAAATTTGAAAAAGTTCCGGTAAAGTTTTTAACAAGCGGTGAAAGATGTCCTAAATGTAGTAATAGAATTATGAATAGAAATACTGAAAATATAAAGGAAGAAATAAAAGAACTTACAAATGGAGAATTTAGTTTTATTGGAGAATATAAAAGAATGAGTTTAAAAGCTTTATTTAAACACCATAAATGTGGCACTGAATGGATGGTTGCACCCGACACATTTATTAATGGTGGTGTTAGATGTCCTAAATGTTGTGAAAGCAAAGCAGAAAAAGAAATAAACGATTTATTAATACTAAACAAGGTTACATTCAAGGCTCAATTCAGAATAAAAGAATGTAAACATGTAAAAACATTACCTTTTGATTTTGCTATATTCGATAATAAGAAATTAAAATGCTTGATTGAGTATGATGGTGAGCAACATTATAAGCCATGGTATAAGATGGGCAAAGAAAAGGCTATAGCACAACTTGAAAAGACCAAAGTCAACGATAAAATAAAAACTGATTACTGCAAGAATAACAATATTAAATTACTAAGAATACCTTATACCAAAAGAGGATGCTTAGACCACCAACTTAAATTAAATAGCATTTATTAAAACCCACGAATTAGAGGGAATTAAATTAGTGGTTATTGCTTATATGGAAAATACCACATAGATTAGATTAATTTCTAGTCTATTTTTTATGTCGAAAGATGGGTAACGATAAACATTGAATAATGTTTTTTAATGGTTTATAATGTTTATATACTAATAAATAAAGGGGGAGTTAATATGAAGAGTCCTATTAAGTGGAAAGGCGGTAAAAGCGGTTCTGTTAAGACTATTTTACCAATAATACCGGAGCATAAATGTTATGTAGAACCATTTTTCGGTGGTGGATGGATATATTTTGCTAAAGAGAAGTCAAAAGTTGAGGTTATTAATGATATGAATGGTGAATTAATCAACCTATTTGAGGTTATACGTACTCAATATGAAGAATTTAAGAATAGGTTTGAATTTGTTTTAAAAAGTAAAGAATTATTTTTAGAATATCGAAAAACTATAGCTGATAAAACGTTAACACCGCTTGAAAGGGCTTTTAGATTTTATTATGTTAATCAAAACGCATTTAGTGGGCTGATAAGATATAACCAAAGTGGCGGTTGTAATTCATCTTTTGCTGGCAGCCCCGATAGAGAAGCACAAAGCAGTTTTTGGAACATAGACAAAATAAAAAATGCACATGAAAGAATGAAAGAAACGATAATCGAACATGATGATTATAAAAACATAATAAAAAGATACGATAGAGAAGAAACGTTATTCTTTTTAGACCCACCTTATGAGGGATTAGATAAAAGAACTTATAACGGAGAGACTACATTTAATTATGATGAATTACTTGAACAATGTAGAAACATGAAAGGTAAGTTTATATTAACTTTAAACGGCAGCTTAGAAGATAAATTTAAAGAGTTTACTATTATACCTAATAGTGTTCACTACTCAATGGGGTGTACTACGAAGTGTACTAAAGCATACAAGGAAATAATCGTTATGAACTATATGCAAAAATAAAGGCGGTGACAATATGAAAGCAACTATAAAAGTTCAGCAAACATCAAGTAATACTTATATGAATTTCCCAGTAAGTATTCGCAAAATCTTCAAAATAGAAAAAGGCGAAACCCTTATAATAGAAACAGTAGGAGACAATGAGATTATAATAAAGAAGATATAAAAGGGGGATAATATGAAAAAGAAAGTAGTGGTTAAGGCATTGGCAATAATTGAAGTTTGGATTGATGAAGATATTAGAGGAAACCAAGAAATTGATAGCATCGAAAGTGTTAGAGACATACAAGAATTTGAGATTATAGAAACTTTATAATAAATTCATTGGGGGATGAATAATATTAAGGGGTGGTACAAATGAATGAAGACATAAGCGAAAAGTCATTTATAGATGGCATAGAAACAAACTATTTTCAAGTATCTAATAGCATATTTGATTTAGATTTTACAGTTATAGCTACTAAGAGAATTATCGAAAAGAACTTTTATAAAAAAGGTAAACATAGATATACCAATACTAATATCATAAGAGAGTTAAACAATAATGAAAAGCTAGTGTTTATGTATATATGCAGATGCGCTAACAATGGTAAGGCGGCTTTCCCCAGTTATTCAAGTATGGCTAGGAAATGTAGTATATCAAAAGAAACTGCAAGACTAGCTATAGAAGTACTTTACAATAACAAGTTCATCTTAAAGAAGAATAGAGGGTATATAGCGGCTAACGAGGGGCAAGTCACTAAAAACTATTCTAACGTTTATAGAGTTAACAACGATTTAAAATCACTTGCATATACTAACAAAGATAACGAAAAAGTGATTTAGTGTACTGTGCCACAGTATATAGCGTACTGTGCCACAGTATAGGTGGTGTACTGTGGCACAGTAACTATAAAGAACTACTCTTTTATAAATAACTAAAGATAAATAAATACACCGTTTGCAACGGTTGACGTGTGAAATTCCTATTTTTAAAAACATAAAAGCAAAGGAGATAAAACGATGTTTAAAATAATAAATGATATTAATATAAGTTTAAATGCTAAAGGATTATGGATGTTTTTATCAACACTAGAAAATGGTTCAGCAATGGACATAACAGAAATAGCTACACATAGCAATGATAGTGAAGAATTAGTTATAAAAGCCATGAATGAACTTATTAAAACTGGCTACATCTCAAAAGATAAAATAACAAATGGAATAAAAGAAGAATATGTATATACAATTAACTATGAGGAGGACAACAAATATGAAACAATACCTAGTAACACCACAAGACATAAGAAACGCACTGGAGGAACTAAATTATAAAGGAATAGGAATAAAAGCAGAACGTAAAACATTAACTATTACTATTATTACAAAAGATGAAGTTAGTGAAGCGGATCAATTGGAAATAAAGACTAGAGTTAGCGGAGAAATATGTGTTGAGTTTGTGAGGGAGGTTAATAACTATAGATATTATTTAATACAAAGAGGTCCAGGTCCGTTTTGCCAACCTAAAGGGTGTATTAACACTAAAGACTATAACGATAAAATATATGTAGAAGAAATAGGGTACAACGCTTGGGGCTATGCTGAATATGATAGAAAATTAACAGTAACGGAAATAAGCGATTACGAATTAATTATAGAGGGGGAATAAATCACGAAAAAGCCTAAATGGTATATTGTATTCTTTACATGCTCATTGTGTTTCTTTTTAATAATGCTAATAATTCCAGGAGATAAAGAAAAGGTTAAAGAAATACCCAAGAAAACTACACAGACTATAGCAGAAAAGCCCATATTGACACCGCAACAACTCGAAAGCAATAAACACGATAAATGGGTAGAGAAACAATTTTCGGGCTATGATGGAGGACGTGGCAAGCTAATACAACTAGTCAAAGATAATATGAACGATCCTAAAAGCTTTAAATATGTCAGTAGCACAAGAAGTTTTATGGGTGATGATTTAATTATTAATATGAAATTTAGAGGAAAAAATAGTTTTGGGGCTGTTGTAGAACAAGAAGTAAAATGCAAGGTTATATATGATGACGATAGTTTGATAATTATTGAGTAGTACGAAAATGTGAACATTCGATATAACTTTTATTATGTTGAATGAAAAATACACTAATAACTGGCAATTAGGAGGTAAATTATGCTAATTAAAGAATTGAGAAATATATTAGAAGAATATGACGGAGAAATGGAAATTATATTTTTAGATGATAATAGAGAGGTTTGTGATTTAGATAAAAACAGAATTTCACTTTATTTGAGAGATGAAGAACCAAAATTAGCACTGCACGAAATTAAATGAACATACTAGAGGTGATTAATTTCATCTCTTTTTTTTTATTAAAAAACAATATTCCCTAAATATGCTATAATACTTATAGATTCTATATGGTGGAGCGTACCACTTGAAAAACGCTAATAGAAGGAGGTCTACAATGTTATTTGAAAGTAAAAAAATAGGACGGTTTTCACTATCGATTAGCTTTATCGAAAAGGAACCCAAAATTATAATGGAGTTATTTTCTAAGATGATAATCATAGAAGCTTTAATACGACCTAGTGGTTCGATAGAATACACCGCCATATGTGATGCATTTGAGGAACGTACAGAGGGTTGCGAGTTTCCAAGGTATTACATTGATTTCAAAATAGATAAAAAAATAATAAAATATGAAATTAGGAGGATGGATAAATAATGGCTAATTTAAAAGAAATACTAGGTGAAAGCTACACAGAAGATATAGCATCAAAGTTCAAGGGGTTCGACCTATTTGAGAAAGGCAAAGCAATGCCTATCGATAAGTATAATTCTAAAATTGAGGAAGTTAACACTCAAAAGTCAGAATTGAAAACCCAAGTTGATACATTGAATGCAACCTTAACAATAAATAACAAAGATTTTGCTAGGTTTAAAAAGGCAGCAGAGGGCAATAAGGATTTACAAGATCAATTACAAGCATATGAAGATAAATTTAATACTACACAAACACAATTTGGTGTAGATATGGCAGCTAAAGAGACAGAGTGGGCAACTAAAGAAGTTAATAACAGAAAATCATATACTTTAAGAGAAAAGCTTTTGCTTGAACATGCTAACCCTAAATACATTGACATGATGATGCAGCAAATTGACTTAAGCAAGGTAACAGAGAATGACGGTAAATTTATAGGGGTAGATGACATTGTAAAGGGTGTTAAAACTAGCTATGATGATTTATTCGGCAAACCTCAAATAGTTGGTACTGGCATTGATAATGGTGTTAAAATTGGCATGACAGAGGGATTAAAAGCCCTAGAAGATAAAGCCAAGTTAGGCAATATAAATGATAGGTTAGCTTATACAAAGGCTAAAATGGAAATGGATAATAAAGAAGGTGTTGAATAGTATGGAAAAATTATCAACAATTCAGAAAAGAGAAAAATTAAACGAAGTATTCGCAGTAGATGAAAAAGGTAATGGCGGAGCTAATCACACTTACGATATAAAATGGGATGCTGATAATAATGGCTATATCAGCACTCAAAGAATACAAATGCAAAATGGTGCTAGAAAACTAAAAGATTCAGCACATGGTGTCCTTGACACGGATTTACTTGAAATAGTAAGGCATAGGCTACAATGTTTTCAAAAAGGTGATTTTGCTTCAAGATATAATGCAGTTGCATTAACACATATAGAAGAAGCTTTGATGTGGATGAACAGACGTGTTGAGGACAGAATAGAAAGAGAAGTTTTAGGAACTAATAACAAATAAGAGGGAGAGTGTATATAAATGACACAAATACAATCAAATTTAATAATCGGTAAAAAGGAAAACATATCAGATCAGCTGCTTTTACTTAATCCTTACCAAATACCAGTTTTATCATTAGTCGGTTATGGTCCAGCGGTTACACAAACTAACTATGGTTGGATAGAGGACAAGCTAAATGCAATGAATGATAGTGTTAGTGCATCTGCTTTAATTGATGCTACATCTATTGTGGTTGTTACGGGTACATTATTCAGACCGGACCAAGTTATCAGAATTGGCGAGGAATTGCTATTAGTTACTGCGGTAGCTACAAACACATTAACGGTTACTAGAAGTTACGGTGGAACAACCGCAGCAGCTATAGCAAATAATGCAATAGTAGAAATTATGTTCAATATCAAAGATGAAGGT